CGCCGGTATGCAAAGATCGGGGATGCCTGCAAGCACTCCCTCCGCTTTCAACGCTGCACCCTGACGACGTCCACGACTGCCACCGTTGGGGATCGCATAGCAGACATATGGCGTATGCTGCCTGATCCATTGGATGGCCTGGCATTGGATGACGTGTTCGGATTCTTTCATGGCATTCCTTTGATCTTCTTGTAGATCGAACGAACGCGCCTGACGTCGTCGGCACAATAAGCGGCGACCTCATCAATGCGGCCCGCTCGCACCATGCCTGCGACCATGCTGCCATCAACGCCGTTCTTGCCTGGCAGCGACAACGCCAAACACAGGTCATCCAAGCTCACACGGCCCTGTCGCGAATCGGTCCACAGTGCCATCGTGCATTGCCAACAAGATTCCCACGGCTTCACGTCGGTAGCAGCGTAGCGTTTGGGAAGTTTGACACCGTGGACGATGGCCCGCTGGCGAATCATCGACCGGTCGAATTCGGCATTGTGCGCAACGATAGTATCGCCGTCGATGTCGCAATCGGCGAACGCCTCCAGCATCTCGCGTTCACCGTCGGGGCGGGAGAAGTTGCGGACCAACGTATAGGGCTCGTTATCGTCGGTTGCCCAACTGATGACAGCAAGCTCGCCAAACAGGCCCGACAATGAGGTCTTGTCGAGGTCTTTAGCCGCTGCCTTCGCCGCTTTGGTGAGGTCGTCGGCGTCGTAGTGTTTGGCGGCGAAGTGGGCGGCGACGTCGATGCGTGACGACGGTACGGTTTCAGTGTCGAGATAGATAATCATGATTTTGCCGCCTTTCGTTTTTCCGCGTTTCTTGCGCTCAATCGCTCGCCTGCATCGACCCAATCTCTCTGATCGGTATAGAACTCGGCTTGCAACAGATCTTCCAGCCTGACGACGCCCTGATCGATTGGGTCTCCAGCCAGCCAACTGAAGAACTGGACAAGATAGAAGCCGTTGACGATGTACGCCAGCACATGGCCCTGATGACCTCGACGGTCGCCAACGTCGCCAACGAAGAACAAACCGACAAGATTCTGTGAGCCAACTTTTTCGGTCTCTTTTGCTGCTGCTGCTTTTGTCATTTTTTCACCACACGAAGAGCGCCAGAGCGCTCTAGTTTTTTGCCAAAGAGGTCAACGATGCGCTCTATCTGAGGCAACGACGGACAGCGCGCCTCTGTCTCCCACGACGACACCGCTGCCGAAGTGCAGCCAATGTGCTCTGCCACGTCTGCCTGTGTGCGTTCGAAGGAAAGACGGAGCGCCCGCAGGCGCTCCCCGTCGAGTTCAATCCGTGTGCCGTCTCGTCGTTGCCACACGATCATGGCGTCGGCTTCCGGCTGGCGAGGAAGCCAGGCGGCGCCTTTGCTGCGACGGGCTTGCTTGCTGCCGCTGGTGCAGGCTGGCGAGCGGCGTTGCTCTGGTCGCGCCGGCTGACTTTGTTCTTGGCGGCAAAGTCTCCTTTCGCTGCCTCCGTCGTCACTGCACCGATGCACTCAAGCCCGACGATTGGCGTCAAGCTGGCGCCACCAACGCCGTAGGCTTGCATCAAGCGCTTGATGTCGGCACGACCACGCGCCATGACGTCTGGCTTCTCGTGCGTGACGATGTAGCGGCTCCACACCTTGCGACCGGCGCCTGGACCGTCGGCGACGGTTTCTTCGATATTCGCCATGACGGTCGAAGAGTTATTCTTGCTGGGCTCCACACGGGCCGACGTGCAGATCAGCGGATACCGTCCGTCCGCAAGCAGAGCAAACTCTGGCGCTTCCACCTCGTCAGAATCAAAGCCAAGTGCGCCAAGGTCGCCAAGGTCATTGCCGCTGTTCCAATCGCTCATCTGCATTCTCGTTGTCTGTGACGGGCGCCTGTCTCCCGTGTGAGGCTGGACCGGATGCGCTCCGGTGGGCGGATTGTCAGGCTTTGATCTTGGCCACGATGGCTCCGAGGTCCGCCACCTCAAGAGAGTCGAGTCGCCCGCTTCGATCCTTGGCGACGCTCTTTCCATCGGTGCTTGTCATCAGATAGCGGGCCGACACCTTGCCACCTCTGCCATCGTCTTCGTCGATGACGATCATGCGAAAGACCTCATCGAACAGATACGGAATCCCCTCGCCAAGTTTGCTGCCTGGCATGCCGATACCGTAGGACACGCGTCCGGTGGCCTCGTCTTTGTTGGTGTGCAACTTGGCCGAAAAATAGACGCCGCATGCGAGGTCGCGAAAGGCTCGCATGATCTTGATCATCTCGTCTTGCAGGGCGCCGTAGGCTTGGCGAGGGTCTTTGGTCTTGGCTTTCTCTGCAGACAGCACCACCTCTGCAATCTCTGAGACGCTGTCGAGGATCACCCAGTCGTAACCATGGTCGCCGTTGCGCAACTCTGCGTAGACAGCACGCAAAGCATCAATGCTGTTGACCTCGACGACATCGGCATCAAGGTCTGCTCCAGCCAACGACAGCAAGCCTGATTCCGACGACAGAATCAACAGCTTGCCCTGAAGCGACGCTATCAGCGTCGTCTTCCCAACGCCGCTACCACCGTAGACAATGATCTTTGGCGCGCGCGCATCAATGGCGTCCTTCAGGCTTTTCTTCGCAATCACGTTTCACCTCTTGTGATCGGGAACCTAAGCGCCTGCTGCCATCGTGTCAACAAAGAAAGTTGAATCAGCCGACAAACCGCGCTAGGGTGCGCTTATGAAACTTCGTGGATACCAAAGAGAAGCCGTCGACGCTGTGATCGCCTATTGGGAGAAAGGTGGGCTGCACCCGCTTGTTGAGATCCCAACAGGTGGCGGCAAGACGGCGGTCCTTGGCGAGCTTGCCCGATTCGTCGTGCAGGACTGCGGCGGTCGCGTCGTCATTGCAACGCATCGCGCTGAACTGATCGATCAAGATGCTGCCGCTGTCCGTCGCATGTGGCCAGAGGCACCGATGGCTATCTGGTCCGCGTCGCTCAACAAGCGAGGCGTAGCGGCGATCACGGTCTGCGGCGTCCAGACGGTGGCGAAGAAAGCGGCGCAGCTTGGCAACGTCGACGTGCTGATCGTCGACGAAGCCCACCTGATCCCACCCGATGGCGAAGGGCAGTATCAGACGCTTATCAAGGGCTTACGGGCCATCAATCCTGGTCTGCGGATCGTGGGATTGACCGCCACACCTCATCGTCTGGGGCAAGGTTACCTGACGCAAGGCCCTACGGCGCTGTTCACCTCGATTGTCTACCGTTGCGACGTCGCAAAGCTGATTGCTGATGGCTTCTTGTCACCTCTCGTCACTGGCACTGCATCGACGCAGATCGACGTGTCGCAAGTGGTAACGCGCATGGGCGAGTTTGCAGCGCGAGACCTCGAACTTGCTGCCGACATCGCAGAGGTGACCGAACGTGTGGCGGACGATGTGCATGAGGCGCTACAGGCTGGCCGGACGTCGGCGCTGCTGTTTGGGTGCTCCGTCGCTCATGCCAACCACCTAGCGGACGCTGTGCGGGATCGTGGGCACTCCTGTGAGGTCATCACGGGCGAGACAGAGCAGATGGTGCGTCAGTCCATCATCGGGCGATTCCGTCGAAGGGAACTTGCTGCCCTGGCGTCGTGTGATGTGCTGACGACGGGCTTTGATGCTCCCGTCGTCGACGTTCTGGCGATTGTGCGCGCCACACAGTCAACATCGCTCTACCAACAGATCGTTGGGCGAGGGATGCGCATTGCCGACGGCAAAATCGACTGCATGATCCTTGACTACGGAGGCAACGTGGCGCGCCATGGGCCTGTTGACGCTGTGCGGGTCAAGGAGGCACCCAAGGGGAAAGGCGACGGCGATGCCCCGGTCAAGATCTGTCCGGTCTGCCAAGCACTTCAGCCAACGTCTGCACGGGCCTGCTCCGAGTGCGATAGCGAGTTCCCTCCACCGGAGAAAAAGGCGAACGCCGTAGCGAGCAACCTACCGATCCTGTCTGGACCGGCGACAAAGCCAACCGCGACGATTCATGAGGTGACCTCTGTCCGGTTCGCTGTGCATTGCAAAAAAGGCAACAGCGAAGCACCGTCGACGATGCGCGTTGAATACTACAACGAAGCTAGTTTCCTTGAGATGGCGCCTGTTGCAGTCAAGGTTGCTTCAGAATGGGTATGCATTGAGCACGACGGATTCGCCTACAACAAAGCCGTTGCATGGTGGAAAGAGAACGTCTGTGGCGTCGACATGCCAGACACAGCAAGTGAAGCCGTCGCTTTGATGGAACAGGGCTATATGCGTCGCGTCGTCGCCATAAAGACGGTTCCCGATGGAGACTACACGCGAATCGTGGCGGTTGACCATGGGCCGGCGCTCGTTGCTGCGACATGGGACGAAGACGAAGAGATCCCCTTTTGAATCTGCATGTGGTATGCAGGCTGAGAACCGTAGCGCCCGAAAGGCGCTACTAGACCGGGCCGAAAGCCCAGAGGTAGACAGTGAAACAGCTTTCATCGTTTTTTGTCGTCGTTGGCGAGACGCCAAACTTTTCTGTCTGTGAGACAGTCTGTGATGAATACATCTGGCGATTTGTGATTGAGTGGGACGAAGACCACGATCTGCGCATTGTTGACGTCGTCAACCATCTGATCTCAACACATTGCTTTGCTGAATATGACATCACAACTATTGGAGAGTCGTCAGGGTGCTTGAATATCTGGTCATACCTTGGCCAAGAACAGTTTTTTGATGGATACTCTGTCAATGGAGATCAATGGTTTGTCATTGTAAACGACAGAGAAGACATCGTTGGCAAGGCGCTTGGCGCTGGCGCTCGTCGTTTCGTTGACGTCGTCTCTGTCATCGGGTCAAACAATGACTAGCCTCGACATCGCTCTTTCGCTCGCTAGCCAGGGCTGGGCTGTCTTCCCGATTGGCAAAAACAAACGCCCCATCGTCGACGCATGGGACGCGGTCGCTAGCAGTGATGCCGACAAGGTGGCTGCGCTCTTCAGACCGTACCCAACGTGTGCCGTCGGTATCGTCTGCGGTCGTGTGTCTGGTCTGTTTGTGGTCGACGTCGACAGCGCAGATCCATCTCACCCGATCCATGAACGCATGGACCCAACGTTGACGGTGCAGACGCCATCGGGGGGCTTTCACTACTACTACGACATGCCAGAAGGCACCGAAGACGACGACGTCTTGCGCAACACGCAAAAGGCGAAGGACTGCCTAGGGCATCTTGACGTCGACACTCGCGGGATCGGTGGCTATGTCGTTGGGCCTGGTTCGACGACGGCTGGCGGCACGTACAAAATACTCTGCGACGTTGAACCCGCACCGATACCGACTTGGGTGCTGGAGGCGATGCGAGCCTACAAGCGACCGAAGGCGCCTGCTCGCCAAGTGCTGCCGTCTTGCGTGTTCGACCCATCTCGACGCATGGAACGTGCGAGGGCGTACGTTGCTCGCATGCCTGGCGCCATCTCTGGCAGTGGCGGACACAGCGCCGCTATGCGAGTGGCGAGGGCGTGTGCCACAGGGTTTGGACTGTCCGAGGCAGAGATCGTGGACGTCATGGGCGAATGGTCCAAACGATGCTCGCCACCGTGGTCTCAAAAGGAGCTCCTTCACAAAGCCCATCAGGCAGTCAGCAAGCCCGACCCGAAGGGTAACAGCGCTGGGCACATGTTGGTGTCTCGGTTTGATGACGCCCTAAATGGCATGCAGATCACTGGGCAGGAGGTCGAAGGCGAGATCATTGAAGCCGCTGTCGACAACGCCAAGGCTCGCCAGTTCGTCAAGCTGCCAGAGCCTGACGATGATGCGCAATGGGCGTTGCTTGAGTCTGTGCGAGCGCTTGGTGGGCTTTGCGAGTCCTTCCCGGCATGGGCACTCGACGGCGCCGATTACCCACAACCAGGGCTGACCATTGGCGCAACGGTAGCGCTGGGATCGGCACTTGGCGCAAGGCGCTGGACATATGAGCGGGCCACCTCTGCGCAGATCGTGTGTGCAGTGGCTCCGACTGCCTCTGGCAAAGGTCGTCCACAGGGTGCGCTGTCCCAAGTCCTGCGGGAGATCTGGCCGGGTTCGATTGGCGCCAATGATCTGTCCTCCACTGTCAGCACAATCACGAGAATCGAAGAAGCGACCAACTACGGGACTGGCCTGTTGCTGGTGCTGGACGAATACGGACCCCGGCTCAAGGCGTTGTTTGACGCGAGATCGGGCCATCAACGAGACATGCGAGCGCTGTTGCTGACGATGGCCACCATTGGGACAGGCTCCTACGTTGCAGCGACGTCGGCTACCAGAGGCGGCAAAGACAGGACGATCACTGCTCCAGCGCTGTCGATTTTTGGCTCGAGCACGCCAGCAGCGCTTCACGATGCCATCGGGCAGATGGCTGTGGACGATGGATTCATGGGTCGACATCTCTGGTGCGAAGGGCTGGAGAAGCTGCCAAGGCGCCAACGTGCTGTCCCTGGCAGCGGTGCTATCTCACCTGCTGTGCGTGACGCTGTCGCGGCTTGTCGGGCATCCCACGAGGCATGGCACAAGCGCCACCCTGAACAGGGCGACGCCGCAACCGGGGCACTTTTGCGCATGTATGCTGCTGATGAGGTGGAAGACGATGGCGGCTCTGCTCTGCTGGCGGACTATGCCGAGCATTGCGACCAGCGACGACGCGAACCACAACAAGGCGACGTGCCTGCGGCGCTGCTTGGCCGATGTGCGGAGCAGGCAACGCGTGTTGCGCTGTCTCTGGCCATCCTACGCTGTCAGTGGCCTGCTTGGCCGGTGGTGACCGAAGCGGTTGTCGAGTGCGCCATCAGGATCGTGGAGGCATCAAGCTGGACCATCGCCCGGTCGTTGCGCGACCACAAGGCACCACAGTGGAACGACGTTGCAGGACAGATCTCCTACGTCGAGTCCGCCATGATGCGCTTGGCCGATGCTGAAGGTTGGGTTCAACGCTCGCAACTTCTACGAGCTTGCCAACGTCTGGATGCCATGGGGCTGGATGCAGTCTTGGACCGACTGCGGCAGGAAGAGCGCTTGGCCGTGGCCAAGGTCGCAACGGCTGGCCGTTCTGGCGTGACAATCAGGCTGACATAGGCTAGGATGTGGAGGTCTCCCGCTGAGAAACAGGGGGTGCGGCGTTTAGCCTCCCCTTCCTTCATTCTTCAACGTGGGTTGTTAGAAATAGACACGTCACTAGTGTCTATGAATGAAGAAAGAACTTCTCTGATTTATCAATCAGATAGATAGTCTTTTTCTAACGACTAAAGCAGCGTGTTTTCAAGGCGCTACGTCGCTTCGCCTTGACTTCCCAACCCCGATCCCTACACTGCATTCATGGGCCCTTGGTCCGCCCCTGATTCCCTCCGCCGGCAAGCAAGAGGGGAATCAGGGGCGCTGCAAAGCACCCCTGTCTGTCTCTCCCCAGTCCACAGACGAAGAGCGCCACCTGCAAGGGTGGCGTTTTTTTTGGGTGTGATCTGTCGGGACAGATCATCCTCAAAGGAAACAAATGTTCAGGAGTGCGCCTGATCTGGCTTTGCAATGCCGTGGAATATTTCTTTTGATCCT